CGCCACTGTTGGGCGAGGTGAAGGGGCCGTAGATCGCGGCCGAGCTGCCGGCAATGCTGGCAATCGACGTGTCACCGTCGCGCACCCGGCTCACATCGTAGGAGCCGCGCCCCAGGGACATGTAGGCCACCTCCACCTGGAGGTTGTTCTGGTAGACGCTGTAGGGGACGGCCAGGAGGTCCGGGGTGGACTCCACGGTGCCGTAAATGTCCGCCACCCGGCCGTTCGGCCTGGGCTGGTTGGTGCGGCTCGAAAGCTGGTTGTTCGGGGACACTGGCCGCTGGGTGTTCGGCAGCTTCGGCATGAACAGGAAGGCCGCCGCGACACCCACGGCGATGGCCACCACGGCGAAGATCGCGGTGAGGGGATCGGCCGGCGGCACTACCACCAGGACCGGGCCGCGCAGCTCGGCCAGGCGCGCAACGCTTGCCTCGCCCTCCGGCGTGCCAGGCTCCCCGCGCGGCGTCACGTCGCGGCGGTTCAGCATGAAGGGGTCCAGGACAGCGGCGGCGCGCTTCCAGTCACCGAACCCGGCCATGTCGTAGATGCGCGCGGTGGCCGGCCAGGTGGGGAAGCGATCGGCCAGCAGCGCGTGCATGTCGTCGGTTTCGTGATCCTCCCAGGTGGTGGGGGCCATCGGATTGGTGACGATACCCACCCTCATGCGACGCACTCCTGGGTGGGGACGTAGAAGCCGATGCCGGCGGCCGGATAGCCGTGGGTGGCCACGGCCAGCGGGAGGTAGGACGGGCCGGCCTGGGCCATCTGGAGCACGCGGCGCTTCCAGTAGAGGCCGACGTGCGGCACCAGGCGCGGGTGGCGCATAAGGACGATGCTGGGGCTGGCCGGCTGGTCCAGCTCGCGGAACGCCGGCACGTCCGAATCGAAGCGGCCCACCAGGGCGGCGTGCGACAGGCGCTCCGGCGTGCGGTCCCCCAGGTCGTCGCCAGTCAGCTCCAGCCAGGCGTCGCGGAGGACGTGCCAGCAGTTCTGCCGCGCGATATGGAAGCGGCGGGCCAAGTAGGCGTCCACGTTCAGGTTCACAGGAATCCCCGTTGCATGGGGATGCGGTCCAGGGTGAGCCGCTCGCCCGTTTTGGTGGAGTTCAGCGCCGGGGCCTTGGCCTCGAACGACGTGCCCTCCTCATTGAAGGAGAAGCTGGGCACCTCCAGCGTGATCGGGCCGAAGATCGGCGCGTCGAGCTGGTCGGAGCGAAAGGTCCAGTAGCGCAGCATGGGCTTCACCATGAAGCCGCCCGCCTCCGACACCGCGTCCAGCTCCTCCGGCACCACCTCGCCCACGTCGCCCAGGTCCATGCGGATGCCGGAGTCCAGGTCGTCCCGCGCGCCAATCTGTTCCACGCGGGCGGGGTAGTAGTCGAAGGGCACGGCCAGCTCGGAGGGCGACAGGTCCACCGTCACCCCGTCGCGGGCGTTGCGCACGATGCGATAGGCCTGGGTGAAGTCGGGGTGCGACACTTCGACCAGCTCAAGCTGGACGACGTTGGAGCGGCTGCCGAGGTAGTATTCGCTGATCGTGCCCATAGGCACCCCATATCAGCCTATGACGGGCAAATCGACGTTAACCAGCTTCTCCAGGTCCGCCAGGATGTTGGGCGCGTCCTCGCCATATTCGGCGTAGAGCATGGCGATGGCCGCATCCATGTCCGCGTCCTCCGTGTTCGGCTTCACCTCCAGGGTGGCCACCACGACGTAGAGGAGGCCGCGCTGGCCGGTGAGGCGCGTGGAGCCGGGCACGATCTTGACTTCGTGCTCCGTCACGTCCGGCTGGTCCATCAACAGGTCCATGAGGAACGGCTGGGAGCCGTAGCCGATCACGCCCCGGAAGAACGCCCGCCAATACTGGTATTCGGCATCGGTGAGGTGGAAGGCCACGGCCACGGTGGAGGTGGCCCCCAGCATGTCCAGGCGCGTGCGCGAGGGGCCGGCCGACACCTTGGCGCGCAGCACCGCGTCGTCGGGATCGGTGACGGAATAGCCATCCTGGGCGGGCGTCAGGTTCAGCTTAGGCAGCGGCATCAAGTCCTCCGTGGCCGGGCCGTGGTGTTGCGGTTCAGGCTCTTACGGCTCCGGCTGTTCGGCTTGTCCAGGGCGGCGGCGAACACGCGGTCGCCATGCTGTTCCAGGACGCGGGTGGCGATGATTTCCATGTCGCCCGTGCGGCTGTCCTCGCGCGTTTCGATCGCCACGCCGGGGTGCTGCTGGACGGTGACACGCGAGCGCCCACCGCCGGCCGCAATGGCCGCCTGTTCGCTGGTGGCCTGCCGAGTGCGCGACACGGTGCTGCCGCTGTTGATCGCCTCCAGCAGTGCCCGGTTGCGCGCGGTGCCGGCGGCGTTGACGACGAACTCCCCGTTTGAGAGGTTCGCGGGGATGCTGTCGGAGCGCGGTCCACCAGCGCCGGAGACGAATCCGCCGTCGGCCAGGTTCAGGGCGATGCCCTGGATATTCTGGACGATCGACGCCACCGACGCGGCCACGGTGGCGATGGCCCCCAGGTTGGCCGGGAATGGCAGCGACAGCGCCTGGGCGAGCGCCTGGCCGCCCTTGATGCTGGCGTCCGCGATGGCGAAGGCCTTGCTGGCGACGAACAGCGCCTTGTAGATGCCGGACTGTTCCCCGACGCTGTTGCGCGCAATGTCCAGCAGGCTTTCCGCGATCGACTGGGCGGACTGGATGCGGCTCTGGCGCTCCGCGTCCGCGATCTTCTTCATGTTGTCCGCGTGGCGCTTGGCCTGGGCCTCCACCAAGGCGTCGTAGTTGATGCCCAAGCGCAGCAGCTCCTCCCGGTTGGCGGCGGTGGCGTCCTGTTCCTTCTTGTAGCGGGCGTCCTCGTCCGCCTCCGCGCCGATCCGGCCGTATTCCTTGCCGGTGTTGGGATCGACGCCAGGCATGTCGCGGACGATGCCGCGCGCCGTGTTGCCCAGGTCCGCGATGCGGGCGTTATACTGGGTCTGGTTGATCGCCCCCGACGCCAGCAGTTCGTTAAGCACCTTGATCTGGGTGGCGTATTCCTGGAGCGGCCCCTTCACGTCGGCCAGAATCTGGGCCTTGCGCTGGAGGGCGTCGCCCTCGCGCACGCTGTTCTCGATCTGCTTTGCTTCCTCCGGGGTCAGCTCGCGGCCCAGGCGCGCCGTTTCCTCAAGCTGGCGGTTCAGCACTTCGCGGTCCAGGCCCACCTTGCCCTGGAGGGCGCGCAGCCGCTCCAGGGGCTGCACATAGGCCTCATCGAAGTGGCGGGCCGTCTCGCGCGCCTCCGCGTCGGTGAGCGCGCCGGTGATCTTCTTCGTGTCCTCCGGGGACATGGCGGTGTTGAACTGGCGGAGATAGTCGGCCTGGGCCTTCTTCACCTGGGCGTCCACGGTGTCACCGCGCGGCTGGCCGCGAGCTGCTGCCGTGTCCACGATCCCCGCCACGAAGTCGCGCTGGCGCTCGGCCGTGCGCTCGGCCGAGTTTTCGTCCTGAATCTGATCGCTGGCCAGGCCGGCCTGGGTGGGCTTACCGACGATCGCCTGGGGTGCCTCCACGTGCATGTGGTCGGTGTGCTGATTCTGGCCGGCGGGGATGCGGCGGGTGGGGCCGTTGCCGTTGGCCTCATACACCCAGCCGTTCCACAGCACGCGATAGCCGCGCGCCTGGTAGGACTTGGCGAGCTGGTCGAACTTCGCCTTGAGGTCCGGGACGTTGGCTTCGGTGATGCCCTTGCCGCTGTTTACGTCGATCGCATACCGGCCGTGGCCACTGTTGCCCATGCCGGGGTGGTTGCCGGTGACGCCACCGAACTGCTGGTTTTCCCCGACGTTCAGGCCATACCGCTGCAACTCGCGGCCGGCGATCCCGATGGCCTGTTCGCGCGTGCGGAAGCGCGCCACACCGTCGCCCTGGCGCGACTGGCGCTCCGCCGCCGCCGCCGCATCCTCGGCCGCCTTCTTCGCGGCGGTGATCCGGGCGAACTCGCGCTCATAGGTAGCGCGGTCTATCCCGTTCAACGTGCCCTGTTTGAAGCTGCCGTCGTTCTGCTGGAACTGCACGTTGCGGCTCTTGCCCGCGCCGATGGCGAGCTGGAGGTTCAGGCGGCCCAGCTCGATCGTGTAGCGGCGCGCGGCGGCGGCCTTCTTGTCCAGGCTGGCTTCCACGTCCGACTGGATCAGCGGAATCTGGGCCTTGCGGACGGCCTCCTCACCTTCCACGATCGCCTTGTCGGTGTCGCGGAGCTGGGCCTCCAAGGCCTTCAACTTGTCCTCGGCCCGCGCGGCGGCCATCGCAATGCCGGGGATCGCTTCGGGGTCCGTGCCAAAGCCCGGATTCATGAGCTGGTCGCGGTAGCCCTGGACGATGCGGCGCTGGGCTTCGATCGCGGAAACCTGGCCAGCTCGGCCGCCACGGAGGCCTTCCACCGCCTGCTGGGCCTGGAGCACCGTCATTTGCTGCTGCTGGCGCTGGGTCTGGATGCTCTTGTCCAGCTCCGCGTTCAGCCGGCGAATCGTGTCAATCTGCCCTTCGGTCGTCTTGATGAAGGCCTCCTTGGCCTTCCGGTTCAGCTCGGTTTCCTTGGCGTCCTCGCGCAGCTTCTTCACCGCATCGGCCAGGGCGTCGTTGCCCTCGAACAGCTTGCCGACGAACGGAGCCAGGACGATCACCGCCAGCGACAGGGCGATGCCCCAGGGGCCGCCCAGGAAGGCGGCGAACTTCGACGTGCCGCCGGCCATGAGCTGGACGGCCTGCGTTACCTGTCCGATCTGGCTGGCAAAAATCTGGGCCGGCTTCGCGCCCAGGCTCCACATGGTGGCCACGTCGCCCAACTGGTAGCCGAGCTGTTGCATACCGATGCGCTGCGCGCCGGTGGCCGTGGTGACGCCATTGGCCACGTCCGCGCCCATCTTCTGGACCTTGGCGAATTGCTCCTGGCTGATCTTCCCCGCGTCGAACAGGCGCTTGGCGTCGGCCAGCAGTTCGTTCATGCGCTGGAGGGCCAGGGCCTCCGCGTCGGTGGCCTGGAGCACGCGGCGCAATGCCGCCTCCTGGTCGCGCTTCGACTGGTTGGCCTTGCGGGTTTCGCGGTCCTGGTTGGAGGTGGCGCTGGCGGCCCGGCCGGTCGCGGTGGCCACGGCCTCCATAGACTTCACCACAGCGGTGTTCGAGGCGGCCACCTGGCCGTTGCTGGTGACTACCTCGCCCAGGCCCTTCTCCAGGCTGTCCAGGCGCGTGATAAGGCCGCCGATCGACCGATCAAAGGCGGCCTGGTCGAAGCTGCGGTCGATGGCGGTTTTCGTGGCGGCGGCGGCCGAGCTGATCCCAGCCAGCTCCTGCTTAACTTTGGCGGCCCCGGCGGTGGCACCGGAGGGATCGACCTTTGCGACGATCCGATATTCAGCCACCGCCGTCCTCCAGTTGCTCCACGCGCCAGCGGCGTTCCGCGTTGTCCATCAAGCGCACCACGGTCCACACGGCGTCGGCCAGGTCGCGGGGCAACTCCTTCCTGTCCGCGTATGCCATAGCCGCCGTCCACGGGATAGGACCATCTGGCGCGCGGCACGTCGCCAGGTCGCGGAAGGCGTCGTAGAAGAACTCGCACCCCACGACTTCGGCCGGCTGGTCCTTATACCAATCCGGCAGGGCGCGCTTCTTCTTGCGGGCGGCATCGACCTGGAAGCCGTCGCGTTCATAGCGCAGCTCCCAGGCCAGCCGCTCGGCTAGACGTTTCCCAGGTCGCGGGCCTGTTCTTCCGTGATCCCGGTGCGGTTCACGAAATTGAAGGGGTTGGCGACGAAGTTGCGCAGCGGGTCGAACATGTAGTTGGGCATGGCCTTGAAGAAGTCGTAGCAGTTCGCCTCGCTGAACTCCGGCTCCTTGCCCGTCACGTCCTTGGGCGGGGTGCCCCACTTCTTCGCGCAGCAGCGGGCCAGCAGCTCGCGGTCCAGCTCGCGGTCGGCTTCGATGTCGTCCACGGTGAGCGACACCTTGCGCTTGCGGTTGCGCGGCTCCTTCTCGGCCGCCTCCGCGCGCTCGATCGACACGCGCAGCCGTTCGGACTGGTAGTGGTTGTTGGCGTCGGTGGCCGGGGCCAGCCAGATGCTGGGTTCGCCGGGAATGTCGTCAAAGGTGTATTCGGCCAGCGTCTCCTCCGAAATGTGGAGGGGCTTGAGGTTCGAGAAGTCGGCCATGTGGTGCTCTCCTGGTTGAACGAAAGGGGCCGGAGGTTTCCCCCCGGCCCCGTCTCCTTATCCCAGGCTGGGCGCGTTCGTCTACGCGCACGCCACCGGCGGCAGGACCGGGAAGAACGACACGCCGCACGTGTAGCCCTGGGCCGGATCGTCCTGGTGCGCCATGTAGGTGGCATTGAGGAGCACCGACTGGTTGGCCGGATATTCGCGGCCACCGCCGCCCAGGGTGCCGGTGGGGAGGTCGAACGCCACGCCGCCGTCGCCGTTCCGCATCACCCAGTCCAGGCCCACGGTGCGGTTGCAGCGAATCCGCTCGATCACGTCCGGGTTCGAGAAGATCACCTGGGTTTCCACGTCCACTTCGATGTTGCCGGCGTTCAGATACTTCGGCCCCAGCTTGGCGATCACCTTCTCACCCGCGACGTTGTTGGTGAGGGTGAACGTGACGCTCTT